CGGCGGCGTGGTCGGCGGCGGAGTCGGCGAGGTCGGCGGCGAGGTCGGCGGTGTGGTCGGCGGAAATAGAATGGCAAACAAAACATCTTAAAGAATTATTATTGGGAGATTAAAAGTGGAAGAGTTTGAAGGACGGCTACCAAAATATACAACAAGGTTTGAGCAGAAGGCCAAAGGTGAGATAACTTGGGCGATAGGGGTTCACCTAGACGATAAAGAGCAAACAAAGATAGACACCGAGGAGCTTATAGAATGGGTTTTGAAGACAGCCACTAAAATAAAACAACCAGAGATGGAGGAGAAATGATAGTTAAAACTTCTTTAGAAATAGCAGAATACGCAAAGAAACATAATTGGCTTTTGATAGAGCAAAGTAGTAAAGAAGATTTGGATATAGGGGATGATTATTTTGTCTATATAACACCACAAGGCAGAGAAGTTATTATTAACTTTTCTGGAGATGGGAGCATTCATAAAATAATAACAAAATAGAGGAGGAAAAATGATAGTTAAAATTACCAAGGTAATCCAAGAGTTCACTAGAAACGGGGCGGGATACAGAAAAGTCAAAGGAATTTCTAATGGTAAAGAGGTAACCAAATCTGTCTTTGATAACCTACAAGACAGGTGGGAGCTTCTTAAGGAGGGTGCAGAGATAGACTTCACAATGGAAAAGAAAGGTCAGTTCTGGAATGTGATTGATATAAAAGAACTTCCCTCTACAGTCAAGGAAGCCATTGAGGAAGGAGCGGTGGTAGAGAACGTCCAAGACAAACCACAACCCAAACTTAGCTCCGCAAAAGACAAAGAAGGTATTATCAATAGGGCGGTAGCATTGAAGGCTGCTGCTGAAATCATCTCATCCTCAATAAAGGCAGGTCTGATAAAAGATAAGTTAAAGGAAACAACTATAGAGCTTGCTAAAAAGTTTGAAAAGGAATACTTAGAAGGAGAGTAAAGATGACTAAAGAAACCTACAGCCCGAAAGAACAAATAAGTCTGGCGCCGCTTCCTGATATACTTGAGAGAATAGAACAAGACGCTCAGGATGCGAAGGACGCAGCACGAGAAGCAGGACAATCGGCGCAACAGGCTGAAGGATACGCCAAAGAAGCATCCTTAGCTGGTGAGAAGGCTGCCAAAGAGGTATTTGACAGAGCCGACAAAAAGATAGATACTGTAATAAACGCCCTTGTAGAACTTGCGAAAGCAGATTGCAAATCGAGAAGGGAGTTTAATGACAACTACCTTGAAGACGTAAATAAAATACTGGGTTCTTTAACAATTTAATATCGCTTACAATAGCTGGGGTGGACAACAGCCTGATAGAACGCTGTAGTGAAGGGGTAAAACCTGGCAGCCCCAGCTATGTAAGGGTTGCTGGTGTCCGTCAGTAAAGCCCTAACGAAGGCTGACAACTATCGGAGAAGCGGCGGTGAGGAATATCCGAGCCGGCAACCTTTGCCAGCCACCCTACAGTAATGAAAGGGCTGGTGGAGTTCAGTAGCATAAACCTTAGTGGAAAGTACGGGTTATGTACAGGCTACTGGCTGGCATTAGCCCAAAACCGAGGGATACTGAAGTTCCGACGTGGTTGAGTGCCGAAGCCTCGTTCAGAACAGATGTATATGGTTGGTAAGCTACAAGTAAAATTCGGAGTTAGGTGTAGCGTGTAGGTCAAGGGCTAAGGAGCTTGAGCCAATATCCGAGCAGGCTACCCGGAAGGGCTGGGATTAGGTTCTGCTAGTGCTAAGACTCAAGTAGGGCAAGGCTGGGGTGAATGGTCTAACGAGACTTTTAATGGTGCGACAGGCACACCAGATAGGGAAGCGGATGCACCAGCCCCAGCCAACCCAAAATAAAGGAGGGAGAAAAGATGAAATATAAAAACAAGGTCAAAAGGTTAAAGATTAGACAGTCTGAGTATGAAAAGACAGTGGTAATGCTTGAAAGTGCCCACGAACCTTCAGATGGTTACCATAAACCTGGTAGTCTAAAGAAGTGAGGTTAATGATGTCCAAAGTATATTATCGTAAAATTAGTAGTTGCTATGAGTGCCCAAACTATCACCGCCCAAAGGATGATAAAGTTTGTCTAGTTTGGTGTAGGAGGTGAAGTATTAACAAGACAAATATTGAGTGGGTAAAGAACCCAGACGGCACACAGGGCTACACCTGGAACCCCATCACTGGCTGTCTCAATCACACCAATGGATTATGTAATGGTGGCGGCTTCCCTTGCTATGCCTATAAGATGGCGAACGGACGATTAAAAAAGAGTTATATGGGATTATTAGGAAGTGTAAGTTTTGAGCAAATTACCGATGGGGCAAAACCTGAAGATTTGCTTAACCCCTTCTATCCCCGCTTCTGGGAGGATAGGCTTTGGCAACCAGCGCGACAACCAGAAGGTAGAAAGAAATCACTGGGGATATTCACCTGTGATATGTCTGATTTATTCGGTATCGGCATACCACAAGAATGGCAGAATAAAGTCTTTAAGGTTATAAGAACTTGCGCCCAGCACCGCTTCTACCTACTCACCAAACAGCCCCAGAACTTAGCCAAGTTCAGCCCGTTTCCTGATAACTGCTGGGTCGGTGTTACTGTAACCTCAAATGCCGCTATGACAATGGCTTATTACGGGTTAAGGGATATAAAAGCAGGTAAGAAGTTCATATCCTTTGAACCCCTGCTCGGCTCTATCGGAATGAACGACCACGTTTCCTTTAAGGATGGGTGGGTAGACTGGGTGATAATCGGAAGCCAGACAAAGCCATATAAACCGCCCCAGAAAGAATGGGTCAGGGAGATTGTAGAAGCGGCGGATAAGGCGGGTGTGAAGGTGTTTTTGAAGGATAATTTAAACCCCATATTTGCCGATAATGAATGTAAATATTTTACTGAATACCGAGACAAATTATTTGCATTCAGAGACTTTGAACCGAACGGAATTACCCGTTGGCATTTAAGACAGGAGACACCGGAGTAAAGATTGTTGTAAACAACACCCCGCACAATCTAAAAACAGGGGTTAATATGACGGAAGGTAATACGAACTATAGGTTAAGCAAGAAGTCCCGTGTGTATGGCTTCAGATTACCCTTGAAGATAGCCGACATACTGGAGCGGAGGGCTCTTAATTACCCTGGGGGAATAAGCGAATATGTCCGGTCCCGGATGACCTATGACCTGACAAGGAGACACCGGAGGGAAAATGGCTAAGGATATTTTTTACTTCAAACACGATGCCAATGCCAGTTCTGATTTGAAACTCAAGGCGCTGCGCAAAACCTATGGCTGGGCTGGTATTGGCTGGTGGTGGTTTATGGTGGAGATATTAAGAAGTGAGGACAGTTATCAACTTGAATACTCCGATAGCACCTTTGATGGGCTGGCTATTGATATGGGTTGTGAGCCGGATAAGGTTAAAGAGTTTGTCAATTACTGCATAGAAAGAAAGATCCTGGAGAAAACAGATGGCACTTTCTACAGCCCAAGAATGAAGCGGGATATGGATGCCCTGGATGCCTTAAGAGAAGTAAGGCGAGAGGCTGGTAGGAGTTCAGCTAAAAAGAAGGAGAATATAAGCAAGTGTTCAACAAGTGTTAAACAAAAGCCTACCAAGTGTTCAACTATAAGGAAGGAAGATAAGGAAGATAAGGAAGATAAAAAAGATAAAAAAGATAATAAAGATAAGAGTATATACGGTGAATTTAAGAACGTTCAATTAACAGACCAGGAATTACAAAAACTTAACGATAATCTCGGCAAGTCTAATACCCTCTCCCTAATAGAAAAACTATCAACCTATAAAAAATCTACCGGCAAGAAATACAAGGATGACTATGCCACGCTATTGAACTGGTCGAGAAGAGATGCCGAAAAAACACCGAAGGGTAACCACCCTAAACCAACTGCCAGTGAAGTGGAGGTAATAGAATGATGCAGACAGAAACCATAAAATTGACCTGCCCTGATTGCAAGAGCGAGTTTGATGCCAGGTCTATTAAGATATTTGAGTCGGTGGTGGTATTACGCCAATACTGCCCGGCCTGTACTAAAAAGAGAAGACAGGTGGAGGAGGCTATGGAGCAGGCGGAGCAACAGAAGGTCATCGCGGCTAAGAGATTGAAGTGGCGGCAGACCTGTGGAATACCGCAAAAGTTTATAAACGAGGAGTTCGGCACCTTCAAAACAGACCAGCCCGGTAATATAAAGAAGGTCTACAAAGCCTGCCTTGACTATGCCGAAGGGTTTAATCTCTTAAATCCCCAGGGCTACAAATCGCTGGTGCTCCTCTCTCCTAACCAGTGGGGAGTAGGCAAATCACATCTAGCCTGCTCTATCTGCCATTACATACTCAACCGGTGGAATGGGGAGAATATAGCCTGCCCAGTGTTCTTTACTACCGAGCCAGACCTCTTGATGCGAATACGGGCAACTTTCAATAAAGGGCAGTTCAATGACAACGGCGCTTGGTGGGAAACCGAGGACAGTATAATCGCCCAGATGATTACAGTTAAACTTTTAGTCCTGGATGATGTCGGCAAAGAAGAAGTCGCCGACCCCCGCTTCGTACAAAGGACGCTCTTTAAGATTATAAACGGCAGATACAACAACAACCTGCCGATGATTATAACAGCCAATAAGACTGCCGGTGAACTCAAAGACTATCTCGGTGGCAGGATAGTTACTAAAGACTTTGAATATCCTCCGAATGAAGCCAGTTTTAACAGGCTGGTCGAGATGGCTGACTTTTTTCAGGTCAATGGTGAGAGCTATAGAGTCAAGAAGAAGGCTGGGTAAAGATAGAGCCAGGGGAAGCAAGGGTAATCTGCGGTGCCATGCTATCAATAAATTACGACGAAACTATATTAAAACCAGTAAAAGATACTATTCTAGCCAAACTCCAACCGATAGCAAGAGGTGTTTAATGTTTGTAGTAATGAAATTGCAGGATTTTGAATTCGACCAAACCTCACCACTCAAGTTTCCGTTTCCAGTCGAGGTCGATGCAGGTAATATGGTGGGGTATTTACCTGTCTATGCTTCGGCGGATGAAGCCTTAGCGGATTTCCCAGGGGCGAAACTGATGGCTATACACGAGATTGCAGATAAGAAATGAGGTAAGTATCCCTTGAAGTACAGTAGGAGGCTAAGATGAAAGAAGAATTAACTACAAAACAAAAGGACTCAATCCGTGAAGGAATTAAGAGCGAAGGGTTTCCACAATTCATAATAGATGCTTTACGCATCCGCGAGTACGAATCTCAGGATAAGACACATGTCTTTACCTTGACTTTGGACTTTAATAGTAATGTTGCTCTTACTGAAGAGCTTGATGTTTATAACCCCTTAGACCAGTTTGTCTATATCGGCAGGCGATTTGCCAAAGACCTTCAAGTACAAATGGCTCGGTTATTACCTGAAGGTCGCATTGAAGACAAGGTCATTTTGTATGTAAAAGACTATGACAATTTACGGCATAGGGCTTTATCGAATCCTGCCCCTCCGATGTTTGACTCTGAGTTCGGGAGACAATTTGGAACACATCCATAGTAATTACTGTAGATGAAGGGATAATTACGAGAAATGATTACCAGTTGGTATAAATACGGCAACGGCTACAAGATAAAGTTTGACTATGATACCGAGCTTGTCGAGAGATTAAAGGCGATGATACCGCATACCGCCCGGCAATGGGATGATGTAAGCAAGGAATGGTGGGTATCGGCGGAGTATATTGACGCCCTTGATAAGCTGTTCCCGGGCTTCAAGACGATGGTTAAATCTCAACTGACGATATTTTGATATGTTGACTATGCTTAAAGAAAGGTTAATTTATGGTTGCTGGTTAAAAGAAAGGTGCCCGGAGTGTGGTGGCAACGTCTATATAGCCTATGATGACATTACGGGTCAGTATTTCAGGAAATGCTTGCAGGGTAGCCACGAGAGGGATTTGGAGGGCAATGAGTTCAAGCCGGTGGTCAGGTTTAGCAAGTTGGGGAGAGTTTATTAGGTAATGATTTACTATAAAGATAATCTAAGAACTATCTACCTCGGAGACTGCCGTGATATGAGCGAATTAGAAGACAGCAGTGTGCATTGTGTTGTAACTTCACCGCCCTATTTCGGTTTAAGACGCTATAAAGGACTACCTGATAGTATATGGGGTGGAGATGAGAATTGTCAGCACGAATGGATAAAAGGAGAGATAGTATTGGGCAATAACCGTAACTTTCTCAATGAAGGTGGCAGGGGTAGTAATAATCCATCTATAAAAGGTAATACCAATATATGCTCCCTCTGTAACGCTTGGCAAGGTCAGTTAGGCAACGAGCCCGCAATAGAGATTTACATCCAGCACCTTATAGAGATATTCCGAGAAGTTAAAAGGGTATTGAGGGATGATGGTGTATGCTTTGTTAATATATCAGACTCGTATAATTCAGCAGCTAGTAATCAGAGTGGCAATCTTGGTAATGCCGCGGCACTCAAGCAGATAGGGCAAAGAACACCATTACTTGCTGGTATTAAACCCTCTGACCTCTGCCTCATCCCAGAACGCTTTGTCTTTGCTATGCAGACCGAAGGATGGTATGTCCGCCAGAGAATAATCTGGCATAAACCCTCCTGTATGCCCCAGTCAGTTAAGTCCCGCCCCACTACAGACTATGAGTTTATCTATATGCTGACTAAATCACCGAGCAATAAATATTACTGGGATTGCGAGGCGGTAAGGGAAGGGGCAAAAGAATGGAGAACCCGGGACCGTTCTACTATGCGTGATGGCACAGATGACCCACTACTGAAACATCACGGGTTAAAAAGCGATACTAACCCTGCTGGTCGCAATCTTCGCTCCGTCTGGTCAATAAATCCCGAAGCCAAACCCAAGTATCTATCAGGGCATTATGCTACATTCCCACTTGAACTTCCGATAAGGTGTATCAAGGCAACTACTTCAGAATGGGGATGTTGTGTTGAATGTGGCAAGCCGTGGGAGAGAATAGTAGAGAATAAACCAATGATAATAAGACGAACGGATTGGGGCGATAAAGCGGGGAATAGGACGGCGAGTTCGGGGACTATGATAAGCCCACAGGAAACTAAAACCCTCGGCTGGGCTAAAGTCTGTAAGTGCAATACAGAAGAACGAGTGCCGTGCCTTGTATTAGACCCTTTTGCCGGCACGGGGACGACATTGCAAGCCGCTGCCAAACTAGGTAGAAGGTCGGTAGGATATGAACTGTCGGAGAATTATTGCAAACTAGCAGTCAAGAGAAATAGTCAAAGTGTTTTGGCGGATAATCTGAGAACTATAGAGGTGGTATAGATGATAAAATGGTATCCATTTTCTGAGATAAAAGGTTATCATCAAAAAAGACCCCCAGAGAGAAAAGACGTTTTAGTTATTTTAGAGAGAACATCACCAAATTTGCCGAGGTCTATTGCTGTAGGGTATATGAAAAACTCAGCAGGGCAAAAAGAATATCCATATTTTGTTATTCCTGGCATAGGTGGTAAGGTTGTTTATTGGTGTGATTGCCTTCCAAGTGATTTTGATGATTCACTAGAATTTTATTATACAGAAAATTCCAGAGATAATCTAGGGTGATACTATGATAGACTTTAATAGGGGGTAATATATGGATTACAAAGAGGCTTTAGAGGATATGGTATGGCAATTCGGGTACAGGGGAGTTAAGAATAACAAACCTGTCATCCACACTGGTGGTCTTTCCGCCCTTGAAAGTGCATTTGAAGTTCTAGGTTGGGATGACCCCCATTATCTGCCAGAGGAAGGATACACTTGTGAAGTTGTTGGCTGTGTAGAACCTGATACTTGCGGAACTCATTGGGGTGATAATCCATTATATTTGAGATTGTGTTCTGAACATTACCGTCAATCTTGTAGTGGTGTCCTAATGCCCCTGATTAAACAATGGGCGTTAGGCAGGGAAGTTAAACGAGATCCAAAAACTGGTTTTTTAAGACTTTAATAGGGGGAGAAGATGATTAAAATATTTAAGTATATGTTAATATTGATGCTTATTACGGTAGGGGTTATCTTGCCTAATCATCATTTAGAGGTCATTACAGATGGTGAGGCTTATTTAGCTTCTGTTGTATTTGTATGTTCTGCGACGATAATTTATTTTAATGGGAAATAAGATGAGAAAAGAAACTATACGGATACCGTATCCAGGAAGTTGCATATCGGTCAACCATTATCTCGTAAGGGGAAGACGGACATTCGTCAGACCTGAAGCTAAAAACTTCCAACAAGAACTCGGTTGGATGATTAAACATTTGCATATAGAGGACTGGAAGTTCCCTATTGAGGTCAAGTGTTCGGGGTATTTCAAAGATGAACGTTCGGCGTGCGACCTATCCAACCTTTCAAAGTGCGTTTTAGACGCAATTCAAGGGGTCATCGGTCACAACGATAAAGACTTTCGCTGGAGAGATGGTAATAGGGTCATCGGGGAGAAAGACCCTTACCTTTTAATAACAATACAGGAGGCGAATAAATGAAAAGTTTTCTAAAGGGGTTTATATTATTCAGTCTTGTGATGGGGGTTACTTTATTCTTTACGTTACCCGTTGGTATTTCAGCTTGCCCTATACCTACGGTAACTGTTACCTTGCCACCTATCACACAGACTGTTACACAGACGAAGACTGAAACAGAGACCCAAACCGAAACGATTACAGAAACTAAAACCAAGCACACTACTATTACAAAGGCAACAACTGAGACGACAACCGAGACACTACCCCAGACCATCACTCAAGGGCAGGTTACTATAACTCAACCAACAACCTTATATGGCACAGTAACCTTGACAGAATATAATACAGTAATACAGACTGAAACGTTACCAGCACTAACTGTTATTGCCACAATTCCTACAATAACGGAGACTGTCCCCCTGACAATAACAGAGGTTACTGTTGTTACCGAAGCCAAGCATACAACATTAGCCGAGTATTATTATACTTCTGAGAATTGTGATTGGGTATTCTGGATGGTTATCATACTTTGTGTTGTAGCCTTTTTATGCCTTATCGCTTGGCTGTGTAGTAGGCGCAGGAAGCACCATAATCAAAATCTAGGCGATTAAATAGGGATGGTGGTATAATGGTATTAAAGAAGACACCAATAAGGAAGATTAGCCCTAAACAACGGGAGAAATTAAGGGTCTGGGCAGGCGTAGTCAAAGAACGTTGTGAAATTATAGAGGGGGTATACGGCGTTCCTATTTGCGAAGGATGCGGGAAGACATTTAGTAACTCTTCCGAGCTGTGGTATAAGGGCGGGCATCATCTCGACGGAAACAGAAACAATAACACTAAAGACAATTGTTATGTCTGCCACAATTTATGCCATTCTATAATCACGGACAATAACTTGAATGTAGCACAACTTGACTTTTACCTAATGTATAAGGTATGCTGGGAGTGTCTACAATATAGACCGGAAGATGAAAGGGTACAGAACGGACTTAAGTGTGCAAGGTGTACATACGAGTAGGAGGAAATATGAGCCAAGATAGTCAGATATGCGAGGAATGTAAGAAACCTTGTGGTTATGATGATGACAAGATTTTACTAGACCCAGGATATATGTGTAGCCAATGTGCTGGAAATTTGATGAATAGATTTTGGGCATTCTTTGGTATAAGCGGAGGATCTTGGGATGAGTTTGCCATTGAGGTGGACTGGAAGGATGTTGTTAGAATACTAAATAACATTAAAAGAGACTATGATATGCGTGTTAGTTACATTATTACAGATAAAGACTTGTATGAAAAGACTATCAAAATTCTAACACCTATTGATAAAAAGTAGGTACATACGAGTAGGAGGATAAATGGAAAAAATTGAGGCGAAGAAATGGTATAAGGTAGAGTTTGACATCTATTTTGAAAATGAAATATCAGTAGATAACTTATACAAAGAAATTAAAAAATGGTTGCCAGAGTGTTATATAGATAATCTTAACCTAAAAGAGGCGAAGAAATGATAGGTGAGATTCGCTGGTATGGTAAGAGATTAGATACTCAATTTAATGAATTGAGATTAGTTCCAATTTCTGATTTGCATTATGGCAATCCTTTGTGTTCGGTCAAACACTTTTTATATACTGTAAAGTTTATACAAGACCACGACAATGCTTATACTTATCTGAACGGCGACCTTGTGGAAGCCGTAGTGGTAGACTCAAAAGGAGACATATTCGGTCAGCGATTCACTCCCCAGAAGCAGAGGGATGATGTAATCGAAATGTTGCTCCCTATCAGAGATAAGATACTAGGGATGACAACAGGCAACCACGAGCATAGGATATACAACAAGGTAGGAGTAGATATATCGCAGGACATCGCTCAGTCTTTAGGAGTGCCTTACCGACCTGAAGGTATGATACTTAAAATAATATTTGGAGAGGGGAATAATAGAACTAAAGGACGACCCTTCGTCTTTTGGGGGTATACTTCTCACGGCTACGGTGGGGCAAGGACGAAATCCGCCAAAGCAATTAAGGCTGAACGCCCCGCGGGGTGGGTATCAAGGGCAGACTTCATTACTATTTCCCACGACCACGTTGTCAACGCTTCACCAGATGTTGACTTCATTCCTGATAATAGAGGAACAGAAACAGACAATGGGTTTCTATCAGGGAAGATAGTTGAGCATAGAAAAGAGCTCATTAAAACGAACGCCTATCTCAAGTGGGGAGGTTATGCCGAGATGGGGGGCTTCCCCCCATCAGACCTAGCCACTCCTGTTATATGGCTCTTAACGCCTAAAAGTGGACTATGGAATGAACTACCAGGGAGACCCAAACAGGCAATAAGGGTGGTGGTTTAATGGGTAAGTTTTTTGACGCTTTAACTAAAAAGAGGGGTGGTATACCAGAACCTTTATTTGAAACTACGGCTGTTTTATCTTATGAGGTAGGAAGGATGCTAGAGCAAACTATGTATATTAAATGGCGTGGTGAAGATAAGGCAAGACTAGGATTTTTCAAATCGGAACTTATGGATGCAATAGCCCAGTGTGTTCTTATTTGTGAGTCTTTGAATATAGATTTTAATGATATGAAAGAACTAGGTATTGAAAAAGCTATGGAGAGATTTACGGGCAAGGAAATAAAATAATGAATGAAATTAGTGGCTTGATAGTAGAGGCTATCACCTTAATAGCCAACCACGATAGGGTTATAAAGGAACTAGAGAAGGACGTGTGTAGACATATCCCTGTAGAAAATTGGCAAACAAGGAGAATACTTTACGCCATACTATTATTCAACGAGGAGATCAAAAAATGAGAAAAGAAACGGTAATCTATGAATATGAACATTGTGGGGAGTGTAGTAATTGTGATGATAGGCGGAATAATGAAAAGGGTCATTGGGTTTGGATATGTGGTAAGACTAAAAGAAAAATCCCTGATATATGGGGGGAGATACCAGGGTGGTGCCCATTAGAGGAGAAGAAGTGGGCTACTGGCTGGGAGTAATGGGGATGTTTGTGCTACAAGATGCACTAGCTTCCATAGCGTTTTATTACCCTAAAGAACCCTGGAGATGGAACCAGACTGCTAGGTTAATCCGTGCCTTTATGGGAGTAGCGATTATTGTAATAGGGGCTAAGCTATAGTAAGTAGAAGGAGGTATCTAAGATGAAATACATTTTAATAAGTTCTGGGGAATATAGTGATTATAGTGTTATAGGAGTATGGGCAAAAGAAGATTACGATGATGAAGAAGTAAAGGAACTCAGGAGGCAATCTATTAAAACTGCTTCCGATAACAGTGATATGATTAACTCTATAATTATTAAAAGACTTAGCGATAAAGGACTCGCAGTATATCAATGTGAACACCTATTAGGTAAATCTAAAGATTATTACATTGAATCGAATTTAGTTAAACAAGAGACTGGGTTATCAAGTAATGGTGTTAGTATTTTCGTAGAATTATTAGAGAGTAATGGTTTTACAGAATGTGTTTATGAAGAATATCATTTAGATGATATGTTGGATTAAGAAGCATCGTGATGATAACACTAAAGACATTCGTAATTAAGGCTTATATCATCGCTAAAGAATATGATGGAATAACCTGCGATGGCGAGCCTTATTATGGAACGATTACATTAAAGTTTGAGAACGGTCTACCAGTAAAAGACGGCTACTTCAAAGCAGAACATACTTTTAAGGAGACAGATGATTTGTCCTCGATGTCAAGGTAGGTTATTAAGGAATTACGGCGAGGACTACTGCCCTAATTGTGGGAGCGTAGAGGACTTCCCTGTTGGAGTAGGTGATAGAGGAAGGATATGGTTGGGCTTTAGTATGATGAGAAGATGTATTGATAATGCTGATGAGGGGAAAATCCGAAGGCAGAAGGACTTCGGATGTATACAGTTGCAAGGCTTAAAAAAATAGGGGAGAACTATCTTTGGTTGAGGGGGATAGTGGAGAGCGGAGGACTCTCGTTCTGGGACAAGGTAACTGGCGTAGAGACGTTCTTTGCTAGGAACTGGACGTATCTTATAGAAGAACTGGCGGACTTTGACACTGCGTTAGAGGCAATCAATAAGACGAAGACGTTCACTAAATCATTAGAGGATGAAACAGTAGGATTAAGTAAGAGAGACTATGGAGAAATGGCTAACTATCTAAACGGGAGGAGAGATGGAAACAGCATTAGGTAATGATGATTTCAACGAGAGAATGAAAGAGTGTATAAGGTTTCTGAAGATAAGTAAATTAGAGGCTCAAGATGCAGTAAAAAAATTAGAAGATGCATTAGAAAATATGGAAGAACTAAAGGATAATATTATAGGTCAATCAAAGAATAATTAATGGGGATTAAAATGTTCGTAGCACAAATCTTAAGATGCGATATTTGCAAAAGGGAAATACAAAGTGGGAGCTTCCCTGAAGATTGGTGGGAAGTTCAAATAAACAAGGGAGGGTATCTTAAACCGGAGGATAGCGTAGAAGACTTTGATATAGACTGTTGCTCTAAAGTATGTCTTAAAAAAGCACTAAAAGGGATTATCGGGGAGTAGCTTTTTGCCTTGCTTGGTGCTTTCTACGCAGGGCATAGACCCCACCGATATTGAGTAACCATACGAAGATTACAGGCACAAGCATAATCGGGACTACGACCAGTAATGATACTACAATTTGCCAAGACATATTGTCCTCCTATTTAAGAAATCCCAGTTGAGAAGCACCATCTATTAAATCAATCGCAAGTTTATCTATAAGAGAATGTTTTACTCGGTTATCCAATTCGGCTTCTAAAATCTCGTGGAATAACGTTAATCTTTGTTGCTCCCAGCTATCCCCGTCGTGAACATAGACCTTAATATCCCCGTTTTCCTTTACTCCGTATCCGGTAACAGGGCAAAGCTTATCTTTGACTTCCACCATATATTCGGATAGGTCTTCACGTTTAGCGATAATCATTCCCTTTTCTCCATGTCTTGGAGAGTAAATAAAACTAAATACTCATCATCTTCAGGGTCATTTAATTCATCATTAGGATAATGCTCACATATAAAATCACATAACCAGTAAAAGGGATGACCCAAAATTTTGTTATCTACCCAATCTAAAAGCTTCCATATCATTTCATTTCTCTAGTCTCTTGCAGATTTCTTCCAGTGTAGGAGTCTCATCATTCTCTATCATCTTGAGGGCTTCTTTTACGAGGACTGGGACTTGATAGACCATTAGTTTTAAGTTATAATCACCGACCAATTCTAAATCTTCCTGTTTCGCTCCGATGACTATAACTATCTTCTGTGTAAAGAAGTCTGAAATTAACTTCCCATCCATCTTATCCTCCTAGGCTAGACCTTGTATATGTAATATGAACCAGACCATAAATCCTAACCCAGTAAGTAGACTACTACATATAGTGCCTACGGTTCCCCAAAACACAACAGGATGTGCTTTAGACATTCTACGGAATTGGAAAGTGAAGGGTTCAAGACGACATAGAAAATCGTGCCAGAACCAGTGATATAATTTACCTATCATTTTATTCTCTTTTTAATAGCTTCTTTAACTGTAGGGAAGAAATAGCCTATGACAATACCGAAGGCAACTTCTAACATCCCCTTGCCATAATCCACTTGTCCTACGCCTATTAAGATAAGTGCACCTAGCAGATAGAAACCTATCACCATAACGCCAACTATGCCTTGAAAGTTCATTTTAATACCTCAGTATCCTATATAACTTTTTATTACGCATTATCTTTAAAGTGGCTACCCAATCTTCAATAAAAAATCTAGGGTATTGTAAAATATAGATAAGTCTCATTCTTTGCACGGGTAGCATTTTATCTCCTATTTGGCTGGGGCTTTATTTTAGCAGTTATTTATTGGAGATGCCTTCCAAGTGGATTACAAGTCCACCGCCCCAGCCAACTTTATTATATACTCAATCTTTTAGACTGTCAACCACATATCATCCAAAGTTTCCAATCAGGTGGCACGCCAAATATAGAGTCGTCCTGCGGTTCTATCATCCAGACCTTACCTCCGGAGTAGAACGATAAAAGAGCGTGCCCGCCTTCTGGGGTCAAGACCCAAGTAATAAATATGGGCATCCGAGCCGTCTCCATATTACGATTGAAAGCCCCCATTAAACTGAAGGCGAAGTTATCACAGTCAAAGTCATCAGAGACATAAGTTATTGTATCCCCAATGTCCTCTCTTATAACTCTCTTGATTAACTCAACATTCGCTGGATAATAAGTCTCATCAGCAATATGAAAGTGTCCAAAGCATCTAAGGTTAAAGGCTTTCTTATAGGCGTCTTTAATCATCTTGCCTGTGATATTACCACTGTTTACCGTTCTTCCAACTATCATAATAACCTTCCTTTAATAAGGGGCAGGTGTCTAGTTCCACCGCAAGTCTTTCGGACTATTTTATGATGGCGGATTAGGGTATATCCTTTAGACGAGTTCCCAACTCAATACCATCATCCCTAAGACCTGTTTTCGCCAGAAGGTTTATTGGCTTCTCCTCTGCCAGTTTTCGCCCCTATATTTGACGCACTACAATCAATGTACAGCCCCTATTTTATGGAGTTTGATAGTATATCACCTAGTTTCCCTTTTTCAATAACCACTACCCTATGCCCGTTCAAGATAGTTTCTATCCTTTCTAGCCTAGCGCAATAGTCTTTTACCCTCTCGCTAAGTCTGCCATAGCCAAAAGCAAACATTATAATATTTAATACAACTACGCCAGCAATCCCAATCAAGGCTCCGATTATTTCACCTGACATTTCCTTCACCTTATGACGTAGAGTAATAACCCCAGACAGTTACCCATCCAGCAGTGCCGGCAGTTACGAAATCAACAGCGATACACTTTTGATAACCTAATCTTATTTCTGGCAACTCTACTATAGTAGGTGTGTTAGCGACTACCTTGAATGAATTGATTACGTTGGCCTGTGAGTTGCCTGTTTCATCGCAGTATGCTAACGCTACCGCCGTATCGGAGGCATCCCTGTTAAGATTCACCCCAGTAACTACCGTCCCTGCTAATGTTGGGTAGGCAGGGCAGTGAATATCAACTTGTGTTGCCGTATCACTGGTAATGTCTACCCTTTCTATATTTAATTTCCAACCTCCCGTATGAGTGTTGGCAACGAGTAGAATAGTGTCCGCAGCGTCATAGTCGTAAGTTGCGTTTGTCCAGCTAAAAGCTCGACCTGCTTTTAGTGCCGTAGTAAAGTTTGAGCTAAACATTTCCCCTCCTAAATATTTTCTATATATTGCTTAGTGCCATCAGGTAATAGCCAGTAAAATCTCATCCCTGTTTCCGTTACTTCATAAAAGGGACCGAGCCACTGTTGCTCGGCAGGGACAGCAGGGAGAGGTTTCTTACTATAATCAATTAAGTTCCAGTATGTAGTTAATCCACCTAAAAAAATCTCCGTAGAGGCGTGCCCTGGACCAATCCTTATCGTATATCCTGTTACCCTATCCTCAATCTCCGAAGTGGAGGTCTCCGTCCATACGAAAGTTCTATCTATACCATAATCAATATAAGCAGCATTGAACGCCACTGCTCGGAAGTGATAGGTTGTGTTAGGGGTAAGGTCAGTTATCTCCGCTCCGAACTCTTGTCCTTCATTTATAGCCTGAACACCAGCTATGTATCCGTAATCCGTTGAAGTCCCCCATTGGAAATAACAGGTGCAGGTCTGCCCCCCATCCTCTACAAGATGCCCGTTCAACACCGCAGAGGTCATATAGACGCTTGTAGCTGGGTCTGTCTCTACATCTACTGCTGTTAAACCCGATGTAAAACCTATAGTGGAAATCTCGCAGGTATCCCCAAAATATGAGGCATTGGTAGCTGCTATAAGGAATGTACCCGTATGACCCAATAATATAGATGGAGTACAACTAGAAAACAGACCGAGGTCGGTAGATAATGTTTTAAGGACAGTTATTGTATTGCCGTCATCGGATATACTGACCGAAATCAATTTTAAGTTATCAGTTGTTCCTTCCCCTGCAACGATACAAACATCGCCTAACTGTATCATCCTAGAATAAATTATTGTCCCAATATCGGCTGTGTTAATATAAGCTACAGCACCCCCACCAGCAGAGAATGTATAGACATCATCGTTGATAACTGTTACTACGATATTTGTCCCCAGTTTTACAAATGAAGACGGGGCGGAAAAAGAAGATGCAATCTCAGTAGTATTTATAGAACCACTTATAATCCCATTACTAGAAATTGTCCTCGTTTGAGCGTTTAACGCATTATCTACATGGTCACTGTATGTAATTAGATATTCATTCCCATTCAGTTTAGTTAGAAATGGGTAGTAAATATCCTCATCTTCTGTCGGGAATATCCAGTCAATACTTAGTAAACTTCCTATAGTCCCGCTGGAGTTTATACGATAGGTTAATATAGCTCCGAGAGTCCATACATCAGGAGGATCTGGAGGTGTAGACAAATCAAAATTCCCCCTGTGGGGGATTGCCACTACCCCGTCTGCTATCTTGACACAACTTTCGTGGATAGAAAAACTTGAGTTGAACTCAATAATGCTCTTGAAAGTTATAACAGTCCCGTCGGAACTTATAGATACCGTAGCGAAGCCACCATTATTGCTATTTACATCGCAGGTTACAACATAGATGTCTCCAATAGCGTGGCATATCCAAGCTCTATCCTGAAGACCAAAGGCAATACCACCTTCAGAGATTATATCAAGATTACCAAGTGCTGTTATCACTCCAGTATCATCTACAGAGAACGTAGATATATGAACACCTGTACTTCCATAATGCCTATAGGCTACTGCATATATATTCTCAGAGTTTTCAAGTCTAATCAGACAGGGTTCCGTAACACTTCCCCCGTCTACCCAGACATATTCCGTATCTATAACTGAACCAAAATCACCAACAGCCATCTCTACCTCGTATCATAAACCTGAACTTTGTCAAATAGTTCTACTCTCATATCCAAAGGAACGATAACCCTTCCGCCTTTGGAGGCAATCTTATACCTATCAAGATATGCGGAAGCTAGAAAATTAGCCTCATCTTGATTGATAGCTTCTTTTCTCCATACTGGCATCATCACTTCGCCGTATCTGTCTATGGAGTCCTGGTCTTGAGCTTCACCGATAATTAAGTTATCCCAATTACCATCTTCCCCTTCTATGTATGTATAATTACAATAGGTTAAAATGTAGTTGGGGATTACTACTTTTTCACGATAAGCAAACTCGGAGAATTGCGGTTGCTGATAGGAGTAATAGGTCTCGTTTATCGGGTCGCTTTCCTGGGGGAAGATGACTTTGTATTCGGCTGGACCTCCGCCAGTATCTACGATTTTTCTTAAATAACATTTAGTGAAGGCAAGTAATCTCTCTATGACGTCTTTGAACGACTCGTAATCGTCATCCAAGTCTTCGTTTATTCTAAATTTCTGCGGAATAAATGAGTTGATAAATCCATCGTCCTGTTCTAATACCTGCATCCCAAACCCAGCGTGATTGAGTAAATGTGTTATCATCCAGAAGGGGGTAAAGCCTGTAAGTTCGGCATAATGATAAGGTGCTAATGGGTTAAGGTCATCTGTTATACAGGGCTTTTCTGCTAGTTTCTTATCTTCCAATTCAAGGACGACCATCTTTTTCCCGGGGTAAGAAACATCTGTCTGATACTTAACCCATAATCGGGGCATAGCGTGCCCTTCGTGCCCTATGATTGCCTTGCTTGTATTAAAAAAACAATCTCCGTAGACAGGTTCAATCCACCACCCAACAACATCCTTTACCTTATGGTCGTAGTTATTAAGTTGGATAGTGGCATAATCATTCCCCAGATGTTCAACGTGATGCTCTATGCCCATAAATCTATTAGAGTAGTCCTCCGCCCCAGAACCGCTTTCGCTGTGGAAGACTAGTTGCACATAGGGTATTCTCGTATAATGACGGCTAGTTCCTACTAAGATATATTGCCCGTAATTCTGGGCGTTTAGTAAATCTGAACTTATATCTCTCATTTTAGTAAGGGTAAGAATAAATTTTCTGTCTTGGTTTAGACATCCGTCTTAACTCGGCGATGATTTGGTTATATTTATTTATCGCCCAGTTATTAGCCTGATGAATAGCTTGTGAAGTTCTTAAACTCATCGCAGATTCACTGAAGTATCCGCCTGCTTGATTGGTATACAATTGGGCAGACCTTAATTCACCTGATATGACATCTGCCAGACTATTAACTTTATACCTATCGGCGTCTACGTAGCCTCTCGCTGCTGCAAGCGAGCCATAAGCCAATCTCACTCTCTCTCTGGCGGAAGCAAAGTCTTCATTCGTCAGTTGTGCCTCCAGGGACATTCTTGAACTCGCTTCTCTTAAGAACTCCCTAGCGGATTGTAACGCACCACTGATTACTACGTTGTTGGATTGCGCCTCTTCTATGTTGGCTTGTATTTCCTTCATCTTGCCTGAGACTATGTTCAACTGTTGAGACGCCATCGTTGCGTAGGCTGTCTCTGGGTTATTCCCTGCTGGGACTGTATTTATATAAGCCCTAGCACTATCCAAGTCTGTAATCGCTTGGGCGAGTTCGGTCGTTATAGAAGCGATGGCAGTATTAAGGACTGTATGATTATCCGTTAAGTCTGTGCTTGCGGCATCGGTGGCGGTGTCGGCTAGGTCTATTTGAGAGTTGGCTAAATCTATTGCGGCTAGAGCTTGATTGGCTGCGGTTGTATAATCGCCTATATATAAATCAGCAGCATCAAGAGCAGCCTCGGCGTCTGTTTGCAATGAGGTTATCGCCTTTCCAATGGAAGTAGTTGCAGCACTAAAATCCGCAGAGGCAGCCGTTCGAGCTGTTCCTAAGTCCGTAACCGCTTGAGCAATGCGTGCAGTCATTAAATCTACTTGGGTATTGGCAAGCCCATAAGCCGTTACCGCATTGTTAAGAGCCGTCCTTGCCGTTCCTACCCAGTTTTGGGCTATCTTCGCTGCCGTCAAATCACATAATTTATCTTCCAGTTGGGGAGTTAAGGACGAAGGAAAGAAAGTAACCACCGCATCTTCCGTAGCACGACCTTTCAAACGTGGTGAGATTTTAAGAGTAGCGTTATTAGTAGTGATGGTTGCTTCTTCAGTTATTCTGTAGATACCTTCCGTGCCTGCGATTGTAAACAACATATCTTTAGGCATTACGCCAGTTCCGAGAGCGTCTACGTTAATCTGCCACGTATCATCTGCGTATCCTGTCGCCGCCCCCGCATCTATCGCACCCGTGAAATCGGTTTGAGTAGCTTCTACGTAGTGATTTTTAGCACAGAATATATAGACGTATTGATACCAATATCTCGTTGCCCCCGAAGTATCCGCTCCCGTATCAGCCGATGCTACGTTGATTGATAGTGTTAAGGCCGTATCGCTTGTGATTGAGGCTACCCGATACCAGTTTGAACTTCCCGATTTAGAAATGTAATACCCAACTTCAAGTTCTTTAGTGAACGAAGTCCCCGAACCTGTGATAGAAGGACTGCCTGAAGTGAATGTTACCGTTCCTGTAAGTTTTTGTGCCGTCCCCGATGTGTTTTCCTGTTCTGTAGAAGAAGGGCGGGGGTCTATCTCAAGAAATAACATTTTATTGTATTCCTGAAAGTTCTTATAAGTAGGGGGGAAATTACCGACAGGATACTCTACTTTATCTATATAAATGTAATCTATATCCGAAAGGTCAATCTCTCTGCCTAGATGACCTGTTAATTTCGTTCCTAATTTAGCCGAGTTTTCCGCCATCTTGATAACACGGACTATCCAGGGGTCGTAGTATGACAACTCTTTTAACGAGTCTTGAAGCTGGGGCTGAATCTGTGTAGCATCAGCGAATATTGCATTTCCCGTATCTTCTAATATCTGTGAAATCCTATCTACAAGTTGTGCTTCTGTTTTCATATTAAGCCGTCCCTAGATAAAAAATATCCTCTCCATAAGAATAGACACCACCATCATTGGCTATATAGGTAACATCATATATCCCGCCTACACTTATTCCTGATGAATCCCAACTATAACTATATGTTCCTGTAGAACTTTTAGTCATTGCTTGTGCTGAAACTACGCTAACGCCAAAGGCATTTTTTATTGTTATAGTCATTGAGGTAGCAGGGTCTACTAGCGTTCCGGTAGAGTTTTTAACTGTTATAGAACAAATTACTGTATCACCTATTACCATATTAAACTCCCGTTATAGTAGAGGAAATGTCAAGGCTTTTATCTGAATCTGAAGATATAGATACTGACTGGCTAGATATAGATGAGATTGTATTTCTCCTAGCGGGAGAAGACGTTAAAGTCATATAATAGTTAATTACAGACGTGATAATATGTCTTATAGAAAGAGAGGAAAGGATTGTGAGAATCCGTCCTTCATCTACTAGGAGTATGTAGTATCCATCTTCTTGAAGTAAGGCTCCCCCGTCTTCCTTGAGTAATATGTTATTTCTCCCTCAATTTAGTTTACCATAGATTACATACGAACCTAACCCAACTGTAGTATCGCTGGCATTTGCGGTGTTTTGTGCCCACTGTAATTGAAAGTTGCCAGCGTTCGCCCCATTTCTGACGTTGCCGAACATCATCATAGTCCGCCAGTTATTAGTTGTATTGGTAACATAAGCGGATGAACCATTATAGATATAAGATAACTCATCGTTGCTTGATGATGATGAACCGATTTGACCACTAAAACTACAGGAATAATCGCCACCCGTAGGAACAGTCCAATACCATTTAATATCAGGCGTAGTTGGGGAAGTGAATACAATGTAAGCAATAAACCAATACCATTTATTAGCTTCCACTGCGAAGTGTAAATCGTCATCGTTTTGTAAAACTGCTGAATTATTAACAATTTCACTAGATGCCTTATAAGCTGATGGGCATAATCCAGTGATACTCCCTTGAAGGTCAGCAGCTACTTCGGCAGCAGTTCTGCTTTCCAATCCGTTTGCTGTAAAGCGAGCATACTCGTTATCGGCTACATCGGCAGCATCTACTGTAACAACTTGATTATCTGCTACCCCATGCCCAGCGTTGGTAATAGTGCCACCATTCATATTTATATTATCAGAATCATCAACCACAATCCCTGTGTCCTGAACACCTTTAGCCCCGCCATCGCCTTTTATAAGAGTGTTATCGGTCATATTGGCGGCAGCAGAAACATCTCCAGCACCGGCAGGAGTCCCCCAAGCTAGTTGCCCTGGGTCATCATCCCACATTAAGTAGCGGTCATCTCCAGGGTCGGCAGGGAACACCGTATCTGCCTCACTAACTGCATGGGAAGCCTTATGAGCCTTTGGGTCATGGGTGGATGTTACATCTGCTAGGGCTTCAATCCCATCTAGTTTAGTATGGTCTGCATCAAGGAACGCCTGTTCTCCCGTATCGGGGTATTTAGTCGCTCCCGTCTCTATGCCATCTAGTTTAGTAATCTGTGCAGCCGTAGCGTGTCCCTGAATTAAAGCTGTCGCAGCTTTAGCGTTATGGTCAAAAGCCCATTCTGAAGTAGGAGCCTTAGTTGCTAAATCTTCAGTGGGCGAACCTTCAAGATGGTCTGATATAGAAGAAGGTTGCTCAACCACTTTAGTTGAGGCGTTTAACGAAGCATATCCACTAACCGTGCCTTTATTGGCAGACTTCTCAAATGTAGCCTCAAAGGTAGCACCCAAGTCGGTATCCGTATTCTGGCTATGTTTCTTGCTAATAGCATCGGCAATATTAGAGTCTGCCTTGATTGCAGTTAGTAAATCACCATAGGTTATTTTCTTTGTTTCGTCTGGGCTAACTTCCGTATCAACAAGGGCCAACAGGTCGGCAGACACAGGCGTTGTTTTTGCTGTTAGTTCGCTAATTTTTTGGTCTGCCATTGTTTTAGTCTAACCATCCTATAAATTTACAGTTTATTGTATTAAAATTTCTTCTTATTGCTAGAGCCACCCACCGAGGATAAGTAATATGCCAGTCTGTTATTCTACAGGGATAGACTTGAATCGCTTCCACTGTAGGATGCTGTTTTACTAGATTAAACTGATTATTTATTTCTTCATAGGTCTTGTAATAGCCAGCACCTTCTCCTGGATTGCCCATATGAAAGTGGACGTGAAGATAAGGATAATCCCAAGTTATTAAAGACCCCCTCAAATCGTCTAACTGATGAGCATAAACATCAACCCAAATACGAACACCAGCATCGGCAAAGTCCGCCAGGTCTTCTGCTGTCCAACCAACACTTGTCTCTATATAAGCATCGCCAAGATAAAAACCAAAGTAAGCCCCGTTATTCTTGACAGCATCGTTGTATTGCAGAAGCCACGTTTTTAATTCAGCTTTAGTCTTCCCTGATACCGAACTAGCATCTACAAAAACCCCCGTTATATTAAAATCCGAAAAGGCAACCATTTCTTCGGGAGTCTCATCTGAATCACTCGCATTGAAACTTAAAAATATAGGGTCATCGGGGTCGCTTGCCTTATATAAATCTATTGACGTTTGAACTGCATCCGCCCATCCTTCTTCCCTTGCTTCATCTATGCTGTATATAAACGCTGCCCCGTTACATTTAGAGTCGGAATAAATCGTAGTAGAAGATTGCGGGGCATTAAGAAAAATTACTGTCGGATTACTCATTGAGCATCCAGTTAAAAACACTAAGAGAATAACTAAAATCTTGAGCATTAAACTCCAAATAAATAACGTTCCTGTTGATAGATATTAGCTATTTGCGGAGCGGTTAAGGCACTACTAAATATACGAGGTAATCCTATTTTACCTCCCCAAAGAGAAGCGTCAGCACCAGTTGCACCAACTTTGACATTTGATGTTCCGTTAAACAATGTAGCTGGGACTGCCCCAGTAATTACAGTAGACGCAACTGCCTGTCCGTTAGCATAGAGTACACAAGTTCCGCTACTAAAAGTAAAACCAAGATGGTTCCAAATATTATTAACTAGATAAGCAGAATCGCTAAGTTGTTCTCCCTCAAGTGTTCCATCCACGGGGTCGCCAAAAGCAACAAAGAATTTACCATTAAGTTGTTCTTTTATTATAGCCCATTCCCGTTGGTTTCCTGTTGTGTTATATTTACTAAGGATGTATTGTCTTGCTGCGGTAATATCTGTAGATGTTACCCAGGTTAACACTGTCAATGTAGCTGTGATATTAAATGAAGGTGCATCAGTTATAGTTATGAGGTTAGTAAGCCCATTAAAACTTTGAACCCACAACCTACTTGGCAACTTCACCCAAGTAGCCCCTGTGATAGTGCCGTGATTACCTTGACCTGAAAAATCAGTTATAGTAGTCCCAACTCCAGGATGCCCTGGGAGATAAAGGACACAAGAAGAGTCGTCAGGTGGAGCGAATTTATTCCCATTCCAACTCATTCTCCACCTGTCAACTCCTGAATGACGTGCTCCATTACCCGTGTTTAAACAAGCCCCATTGTTACTTATTCTTGTTTTCGTTGATGATACGTTATACATTTCACACCTTAAAACACAGTCTGATAATAAACAATCACACTTATATCATCATTTGAACCATTAGTCTGGAAGACATCCAACTCATCTTCCGCAGGAAACTCCCATCCTTCACCAAAGGGCACGAACAGCGAAGTTCTTGAACCTATAAATAAGTCGTCCGAGAATATAACTGCATCACCTAAAGTATCCGTACCAAGTCCACAGTCTTTAGTTATAGTGAGGACTTCCCCAGTGTCTAGGATAGCGTCAGCGTGAACGGACATCGAAAGTAACCTAAACGGAGTCTTCGGTGCAATCGTAAAAGCCAAATCCCCTGTAGTAACTTCAGCATACCTTCTTGTTATTCTGCCTGTTCCGCTTGAGTCAGGTTTGAGGGGAATGTTTACTCCGTTGATTTTTATATCTCCAATCCAAGCATCGGTGAATTCGTTTGACCCAGACTGCCAGCCATATTCAAAGGTAATTCTGTAGATAGTCCAAGTGTTGAACAACTCATCTGCGATAAAGTCATCCAATCCATAGTAGTTAGGTGGGCCAGCCGTAAGATTCGTGTTAGTCGTCCCTTCGCCATAGTAGTAGAACTGGTCAACTGATGGGTCAAGGACATGTTTATTCCAGGCGTTAGCTTTTTCAAGTGTAGCGATGTCGGCTTGTTGAGTGATTTCCGCCCTATTGTCAGGATTAAACGGGTCGTGAACCCAGATAACCATATTGGTTCCAAAGGACTCGGCAGCAGACATATAATAAGTCCACATAGCCGTCTTGAGGTCAACAAGGTGCATCTCATTGACAGGGATATTGACTCTCGCCCAGTCATCTCCTGTTTGAATACCACCATAAAGACAGGCTAACCACCCCGTAGAACCTTTCTGGTCGAGAGGGGAAATCATACCTTGACACCAGTTAGCTGAACCGTTATTGGCAGATTGGAGAGTAGGTTCGCCAAACATTAAGGCATCACGTTTCTCTATTTCAACCTGTTCAGCAGGAGTAGGCTCCCATTTAACGGGGATTCCGTTTACTCGGAGTGCATCCACCCATACATCACCAGCCGACCTTGTAGCACCCAAGTAACCAAAGGATACTTGAACCCTATAAACTACCCAGTCCTTAAAGATAGTATCGGTGATAATCTGAGACCAATATCCGTCTGCACCTTCGGCTGGTGCGGTGTCGTGAGTCCCGTCATTGTCCCCATACCAGTAGACTCTTTCGGTGGTGTCAGTGCTGGTCATTTCATATTTATACCAGCCAGCTTCAACAGGGCGATTAACCAATCCATCAGCCATAAAAATAGCGTTGTCAACCGCATAGGTATTAAAGTCGCAGCGTTTGGAATGGTCTGTCGGGTCATAGGCTGAAAAGACAAGGTTTGGACCCACGTCTAATATGTGAACCGAACCGTTATATTGGGCATACCAGTCATAAGCGATTGATGTTATATCTGATACTTTCATCTCTCTTACTGGGACAGAGACAGCCGCCCATGACTCTTCGGAAGCCTGTGGACCACCGTTCAGGTGAACAACCCAGTTGCCATATCTAAAGTGTCGATTGATGTCATGGGAATCCTTGTATTTGGCTTGTAAGGCCTTGCGTTCCCACTGTCCCCAGCCTTCGTTATCGCATCTAATTTCAGGATGCCCGAACATTCCCGCTTCTTCGCCATAAGCATCTACGGTAAGAACTTTAACCGCATCTGCCGTATCATCCGTAACTGCATGACCAGCAGTAGTTATCAGTTCCACGTCTCCGATGTTTATTGTAGGTGATGTTTCCAGTCTGACTATGGTATCTTTTTCTACCCAGTTAGTTCCATCGTAGGTAATATATAGAATACCCGTATCTCGTTCATAGAATGTAGAACCCGTAGTAACCCCGTGCGTAGCCGCCGTAGGTTTGGTATCGGTAGACGCACCGATATATTTATGTACTCCGTGATTGATTTCCAGAACTGCCATTTATAACCTCCTTTTTCGGTTAATGACTTATTGTTCTTGATTTTTTCTTTTTGCGAGGAACCATCCCGTGTTCAATCCCCTGCAAGAGTCTTCTTTGGGCTTCAGCCTTTTCCTCTGTAGTTCCCTTTGCTTTTATGCCACTAGGAGTTGAGACACGGAACTTACCATCAATTTTCCTGATTCGTACAGGCATAGTTTACCTCTCGTATTTCCCCATATTATTTTTAACCCTCTCCCTGTATTCTTCCTTCCTATAGGTTTGTGAAGTAAATCCTTCCCCATCTTTAGTGAAAGGGTTGTAAAGTTTAAGAGTAAAGGTAGAAAGTATCCTTTGAGACTTTCTACCGCACCAAGGACATAGAGTTACCCACGCCTCATCTATTCCCTTGAAATCTTCAAACTTGCCACATTCAAGACATTCAAATTCGTATAATGGCATATCTTTAAGGCGGGACTATGATTTGGTAGTCCGTCAATAAACCTTTCTTAAAAGTCATCGTGCAGGCATCGGGAATTGTGATTGTACGCGATTCTCCCTTATTAGCATCCCCTAATCCTGCGTAAATCTTTTCGCCAAAGTGAACATCACCAGTAAAACTCATATCCCCTAAAGTTGCGATTACGTTCCAAGTTTCTCCATTCCTAATATAGAATTTGCCCTCATTTGGATTCAACCAAACTGTACCTTCTTTAATCCATCCTGGGGGAGCCATTGATACTGGGTCGCTATCGTATATAACAATGTCTCTTACTAAAACTGGTTCGCCGTTTGCCATATTAGACTCCGATGCTGGTTGTTAAGCACAGCCAGCAAAGCTCTTAATTTAACCTAACTGCATCATACAGTAGGTATCGCCCGTAGTAGCGATAGAAGTACCGAGAGCATAACCAACTCTCTGTAAAGCACCTGCCGTAGCTCCGACCTTGACTGTGCCGTCAAACCAAGCGAATACATCTCTGTAGTCTGCGGTATATCCAGGATTGGAAGAATCGCCGTATTGTGCCAGCCAAGTCCGACCAGCTATCTGCGCCCAGAACCAATAACCAGACGTTACAGCACAATGCGCCCTACCGATAAATGCCTCAAAGTGAGTAGACGCAGGTTGTGTTACGTTTGAATAAGGGCTTCTATACGCATCGCACCAATCGTGTTCTACAATCGCCCAGGGTAGACCCTCATCCAGATAAAGAGTAACATTGTTCACTGAAGTAGCTACGTCTGAAGCCGCAATCCTTATAACACAAGACCTTACACCATCGGCGTTGAAGATAGTAAATTCGCCATCCTGATAATAGTCCTTAACCCTATCAGTACCATCTTCAATTACAACAGTCGTTGCACCAGCAGCAGCCGCTTCATAAACATAACCCTCAAATCCATCTGTATCTGTAAGACCAGAAGCACTGGGGATATGGTTAGAGTCTACTAGAAGTCTTGAGTTGCCAAGAATAGCCGCTCCCGCATAGCAGTAAGCAAACTTCTTCTCTCCAAGAAACCCTATAGTCCCAACGGGATATTTCTGAACTGAATCCGCCGAATAGGGGGTAGGTCTGGCTATATTGTTTAATCCCGCACTGGGATTCGGTGGGAGCCAGACAGCCCCACCATTCTGATTCCTTAAATCGTAGTTAGTTCTTATTGTTCCACCTTTTTCAGTCGCCATATTATTCCTCCTCTAATTCAATATGGGAATTGAAGGATATTTTCAGGCACATCCTAAAGCCTTCTAAATTAACCAATTATCACGCCGTCTTCATCTATAGAGTGTATGACTGCGGTAGCCTTCGAGCTACCTTGAGCCAGACAGCAGTAAGCAACTAGCTTAATACCACCAGCATCGTAGTCCTCAAGGTCGTCCAGTTCTGTAACCTTAAAGAGTTCAATACCACCAGTATCTCCACCAGTTATAAGACATAACCCACCATCGGATATCTGACCTGTGCGTATAGCCCAGATACTTGTGATACCCGAAGCGGATGTAGCCTTATTTACCGTATTGTCCGTCTCGCCGTAAGCCCCACCGAGGTAATCGGAGATGACGATAGGCACACCATCGAAGTAGTCTATCCTTCCGCCGAACTCATTCTTTGAGTAGGTTATATGCCCTGCACCTATCCCAGCACTCGCAAGAACGATACCCTTTTCAAACGCTGTTGCTGAAAGTGTGTTCCGCATCGTGCGGGTCATCAGTAGGAACGAAGGTTTAGGTCTAACCGCATCCACCAACTGCCTCATTCTAACCATTGTTACGGCGGTAGAAGCACCGCCCATATCGTAAGCCTGTGGATTAGCCGCAGCCCACGTTTCCGACCCTGCGATGTCAGCAGGAAGCAAATGTCCTATACCATCGAACTCATCCGCATCGTTATCTATATTGCCGTAAATAAGTTTGTCCTCAATGGTTCTCATAACACCCTTGCGGAGTGTGCTTAAAATGACGGTTCTATAGTCGTTGGGATTCTTGTATGTCTTCATCATAAAGTTATCAAGAATGTCCGAACGAGCCGATATTTTGAGAGTAGCTTCCTTCTGTGTGAAGTTGACATCGGCACTCCAGGGTATTTGTTCATGGATACCGTAGAAAGCTGCTGTAGGTAGAGTCCCTTCCCTGTTGTAAAGTAGACTCTTGGAATCTATTGTCGTTACGGGAAGCCTCTGTAGAAGTTGTCCTTCCTCATAAGTTTCCTGTACAACGCCAGCAAGTAAAGTAGATTGTACTAACTTTTGAGCCTCAGCAAGAGACTCGAAATGACCAACTATAGCCATATTTTAACTCCTATTTTTTGTGTATTTCTTCCCAACCAGCACTAATTTTCCCTCTAGCACTGTCGGGTACTGTAACTCCACCTAAAGTCTTTCCTGAATCTGGTTTTGCATCAGGTTGTCGTTCTGTTTTACCAAAGAGTTTAGCTAAAGCCTCAACTTTTTCTGGTTCGGTTATGCCTACTTTCTTGACCTGTTCAACATCAATACCTAACTTGGATGCCATATCTTTTAACCTTGCATCTTTCAGGGATTGATTTTCAGCCTCAAGTGTCTGCATCCTCTCCTCTAAAGTTTTAGCCTTGTCTCCCTTCTTTGCTAGAACATCGGAAACCCGCTTCTGGACTTCCTTTTCTATGTCCACCTCAGAAACCTTAGATTTTTCCTGTGAACTCTGTTCCTTTACCTCAGAACTCTTTTCAGAACTTGGCACAGCCTCATCCTTCTTTACATCCTGAGTTACCTTTGCATCATCCACTGTGTAATCCTCCTTTTATTTTTATGCCCGACTAGAATATTTAGTCAGGCAAGACGACCCTTTATTTGAAAATATTGACGCCCGAAGTTAGTTTACTTTCAGTAGTAGTTTCTTCTTTGGCTTCACTCACAAACTTCGCAGAATCTTCGGGGTGTAATCTATACCACTCAAGATAATTCGAAGGTTTGTATTTACTTATATTAGATACTGGCGTATAACCTTTAACATTAACGAAGTAGGCATCAAGTATTGGATTGTCTATTCTAAATTGCTTACGGGCTTTAGCATCAGCAGTCCCATCGGATTCTCTCAAGGTATCATATTTTTCAATTAGTTTACCGACTTCTTTGGTAGCGTATTTATTCTTTACTTCTTCATCAGCAGGTTGCCATCCATATTCTGATTGCGCCCATTCATCAAAATCAGTATGAGTTACTCTATAGAATTGACCTTCCGAAGATGATGGCGATACACCTTGTTCTTTAAGCCCTACCCATCCAAAGAAGTCTCCCGAAATATCTTCTGGGGGGATTCCTACTAGAGCATTTTCAGGTATCCCAAGTTCAGTAATTAAACTCTGGGCTTTTGTATATGCAGAAGTTGTCAGTAAATCAACCTGACCGAATAAACCTAATTTGGCATTTTCTTCTGGGTGGGATTTAAGCCATTCATCTTTAGAGTCCAAAGTCAGCTCCGAGTGTTTTGCCAGAAAATCACTCTTATCTTCATCGCTTTGTAGGTCGTGGTATTGGACTAACAATGAATAGTCCGATTGTGTCATATTCCCTAAATTATAATTAGGGTAAACCTGCTCTGGGGTTTTCCCATCGTGTTCTTTTTTGAATCGTTCTAATAAGTTGGCATCCGAGTTGATTCGCTGAACTTCTTGATACTGTTGATAATATTCAATAAACGTGTCTCCGCTAAGAGGGTTGGCGTTTATCTTGTATAAAGGGGTGTCCGATAAAACAGAAACTTGATTATAAATATCCTGCGTTTCCGCCCATAAAATAACTAAATCACTATATCCGTTTTTAGCCGTCAAGTCTTCGGGTTTGACATATTTTAATTCAGTCTTTAACGAAGACCACAAATCTTTGGTCGTGTAATATTCTTCGGTTTCTAACGACAATGAATCTTCTTTGAGATTGGGTTTCAATATACCCAGTTCATTTATCAACTCATTGGTATCATCAACCTTGCCGTATTCTATAAGGTTAAATCCTGCGAATTGAGAGAGAGCATCTCGTATAATATCTTCGGGTGCTCCAGTTCTTATATCTTCAATAATAGTTCCTATTGTTAGAGGGAGAATACTCTCTAACTCATATTCCAATCCTCGTAATACTCTTTCTATTTGAGTATCACCAGTCATTATTTCGTTGTAGTAGTAGTCTTTATTTCTGAGTAAATCCACCTGTGCCCCGATTACGGGATTAAGGCGGTTTATTATATATTGTCCTATTCCTGCGAATGGAACGGGAACGGGTATCCCTGTTACCTCTTGGGGATATAAAGCACGGAATAATGCCCTGTAGGGTCCACCTATAGGGATGCGCAAATTATCTCCGAGGATAATGGAGCAGAACTTACCATTTTTAGGGTCAGGGTTGATAGCGTCAAGAACGGCTTTCAACACATCGTCATTTCGTCTTTTGGCATCAATGGCAGCACTTAAAACTGAAATAGCCATAGTCGTCCCAGCCATAGTTAAAGTCAATCTTAAACTCAACTTCTCTTTAGGGCTGAGTTCTTTTCTTACGATTAACTTCCCGACAGCATTCACAGTATCGCTCATCATCTGCGCAGGCTGGCGGATGAATGAATAAGAAGTTGGTATAGCACGGAGAGCAGCCTGCCTTGCCTGAGATTGACCTAATTTCTCTGGGCTTACAAGAGGGAAGACTTCAGTAACTTTTTCGGCAGCAGCAACTTTAGCTGTCAATTCCGACACACCAGATTTTATAAGGGAGTTACTTAGTTTCTTCCACATATTGAACTGCTGGCGTGTAACCATTATAAAAGTTGACTCATTAAAAGAAGAAAACCCTGGGATATAATGTAGAAATCCACCAGCAAACTCCCTCGGAGCCCCAGACGGGGGGCGACCTATCATTGAAAAGAACTCAGACCAAGTATCTGGGTCGGACGCTATATCGTTCTCAAGCGAACTTAAACGGAAACTTCTTAGAATATCCCCTTCTTGGATTGACTTTCTTACAGCACCTATAAATCCCATTAAGCTACCCGTAGGGTCAAAGAGCGCACCTAATGGAGTCTGGACACCGATTATAGGTGAAAGGTCTCCAGAAAAAGCCGTGCCTCGTATATTCTCCATAAGATTGAGAATGGGATTATTCGTAGTCTTCAAAATCTCTTTAATTAAATTGGCTTGTTCGGCTGTGTAATATCTGAATAATCCTTGCTGCACGAAGACATAAGGTTTAGTATTAGCCGCTTCCCACATAGGGCGTAGCTCTTTGATAGATTCCCTGACCCTTGCTATCTCTTCCTGAACTGCCTCAACATCAAAGGATACACGGGGGCCACTCTTTAGCTTGACATCTAACTCATCTCTTAATGTAGCAAGGTCGGCATCTTCAACAGGAGATTTAAGGAAATCGTTAATCGCTTTATGGATATTAGACTCAATCGTTCCCGCACTACCAAGAAGTGAGTTCAGTTCTTTTTTAAGAGCCGTCCATTTTTTGAATAGTTCAGGGTGGGTTTCTTCTATAACTTCAACTCGTGTCTTCCCACCCAAGACATAACGGAATGTATTACCCGCAGCCGCCGAAGACTTGAAACTATCCAGCCCACCCAGCAATTTCAATATGCTTAACTCTGGTTCAAAGGATTTATCGTTTGCCATCCTATCTCTGGCGCTAGCCCATACCCTTGTCTTCGCCCTGCCCGAAGCGATTGACCTCATTTCGCTCCCAGTCATCTCTACGGCGTCTTCGGATATATCAACATTGGGAAGATACGCCCCATCAGGTTTAGCCATCCACTTCCCTATTTCCGCACCATACCCGTCCACGACATAATTCAACAGTGCGTAATTCCTTGCTTCAAGATTAGCAAGGGCGTTCTTTTGTTCTTGGTTTAATTCGTATAATTGAGGATTGTCGGCTATATCTTTTAGTGTTTTCGTAATAGGATTTTGGGATTGCTCTTCAGTTCCTATAAATATAATGTCAACCTTCCCACCGTTGAGAGATTCTTTGCCGAAGGCGTTTGATAATTCCTTAAGAGTACTCAAGCGAGACATAGCTGTTTTGGTAGCTACATCCGCCCTGGCAGCAGTAGACGCTACATGTGCAGCAAGAACTTTCTCATTTTCACCAGTCATTTTTAATCCAGGACGCTCAAACTCCATAAGTTGTTTTAATCCTGGGACAGATTTTAAGACTTTCGTTAAAGCACCCTGTCTGTTTTGCTTAACCACTTCATACGATTGTTTGGATATTCGTTCTATCGGTTTGACATCCCCAAACGTAAGGTTATACTTAGCAGCTCCAATACTAAAACCTTTAACTTTGCTTCCTGATACTTTAACTGTCTTTATCTCTACTTCTGGGGTAATTTTTAATTCAAAGTCAGGATGGCTTATCTTATATCGTTTATGAATATTAGTTAAGGCAGTATCAGCCTCTACTCCCGCCGTTCCTATATCACCTTCATTAGCTTCTCTTATAGCGATGTTTATTCTTGGGACTTCATTCGGGGCTTCTTCTATAGCAAATGTTTTTAATCTATTAAGATAATCATTGACCTGCTCTTTGGTAACATTCCTAAATCCCTCTACTCTGGCGGGATGATTGTGTAAGTCTCGGAGTTCGTTGGATAATTTTGGTTCTTTAGAAATAACCTCTTTAATCTCAATCCCCGTCTTTTCCTTGACCTGTTGTCTTTGCTTTTCAAAGGTCTGCTTCCAAGCTAACTTTTCTGGTTCAGTCTTCGGTTTGACGACTTTCTCAAACTCATTTATCCTAGTGATTTGTGCTACCGCCTCGGCGGTTTTCTGGACTGTCTTATCGTCTGCAATCTCATCTAACGCTTTTAATTTGGCTATGTCTTCAGGGGCGGTTATCTTTGACTTAACATTCTCATAATTCGCCTTCTGTTCGGCAGGGAGATTATACACTGTGGTATCTACGACATTCGAAATAATATCAAACCCAGTGCCCATTCCAATACCCATCAATGACCCGATGAGGGCGACCATCTTCATATCGTCATCCCATTCTATTTTCTGACCCAGCGCACTCTTGGAGATGACTTCCTGTAAGACTTCCTGTCCACCCTCAGTGAGGGCTACAGTCCCAGCTTTACCTACAGTAACCAATCCTCGCCTTATCGTGCTTGAAAGTGCTCTTGTGGGATTGACGGGGCGTAGACCAACAAACAATTCCGCAGCATTTGTGCCTATTAGCAAAAGTGCGTTATTCTGGAACGTCTTGTTGGCAGCTTCCGATGCTTCAGACTCCGAAAGACCAGAGTCCACAGCTTGATTAAATACACTCCCGGCTTCAAAAGCTGCCTCCGTTAGACCACTTGTAACACCTCCAGCGGCAGCACCGAAGATACCTTTCAGTATAGTTTTACCTCCCAACCCCAGGGCAGTAGCAAAACCTGTCCCTGCACCATATCCTGCCAGCCCTAGAGGCAGAAGAGCAATAGTAGTTGGTAGGGCTTCCATAAAATTAAGTCCTACACTTCTCCAGAAGTCTCCAGTAAAGACATTCTGCCAGGTGAACTCAACATCTTTTATAGGCGGGGCGATTTGCTGCCACTCTTTACCTGAGTCCTTCAAAGTTTTGGCAATACCATCTATGCCAGCCCAATCAAGGACTCCACCTATTGCCGAAAGTAAACTACCAGTCCCAGCCTCTAAAGATCTCCACCAATCGGGGTCTTTGGAGTATAAATCGTGTTCGTATTGTTCTACGATTTCCTGCCGTCTTTCAGCAAACTCAGCCATTTCCTCGGCGTTTTCAGTAAGATATTCTGGAGTAAGTTGACCGATTTCAAACTCATTTACTCCATATTCCTCTTCAAGTTGGGCAAGTTGGGTTTTATATCTCTCCTCAATTTCTTCTTTGGAAAGTTCAGTCTCTACTTCGTACCCATATATCTGGTCTATATCCGAGATAGTAATATCAGGGAAGGCAGTTTTAAGCATAGTTTCTACTTCAGGTGTCCTTTGGGCTTTTGAAACTTCCTCAAAAAACTCCTCTATCCTGGTTTCCTGAAGTTCTGGAGTAACGTCTTCAGTGGGGAAGTAATACTTTACGACTTCGCTGTAATCACGACTAGGAAATACCTGAGACAATCCTAATTCAATCGGGTTGGGTTCTTCTTCCTCCCCAAAATATCCAAATAAATTTTTAATGTCTTCCCTCACTGGGATTTGAGGTGTATTCTTAAAGATTTCCTGGGTATCAAGTGTAGCCTTATGAACTCTACTAACCTCCTCAAGGGTATCAGATAGAAACCCCGTCTTCGGTATCACCCCTATATCGGTGAAGGCATATTCTTTTTGGAACTCATCTCCAGGAACGTCAATAACTGCCGACTCTACTAAGAACTTGATTTGCTCAGGTGTAACGTCAGATAGACCCAACTTCTCAAGTTCGGTTTTTATGAACTCGTCTTCGTCAAAAGGTTCTATTATATTCTCGGATTTAGGTGGTTGGCTTATTACTGCCACTTGCTCTCCTCTGTTGCACTCTTTGAATTAAGTTCCTTACTCCAGGACGCAACATAACAGGATTGATTCTAGGTGGGGATAAAACCAGTTCTACTTCCTTGTCCAGTTGTTTTAGTTCATCTTCAACCTTGCTCAATTTCGCCCTCCCCTGCCCTGCGGGTTCGGTTTATTTCTGCTGACTGGGCGTTCTTCTCTTCTTCTCTTATGAACTGTTCGTTAGCTTCCAAGTTCTCATTCCCCAGAACACGTCTTCCCCCACCACCCTGACTTAAAAGTGGGAGTAATTCAGATTGAGTTTTCTTCCCATTGCTTTCAGTCTGTACAGGGATATTGGAAGTTTTAATCATAGCCAATAGTTTCTTTTTCAATATCTTGGCTTCTATAAAGCGTTCGTCTTCTATCAATCCTTTGATATAGCGGTATAGCATAATACTGGCATCTAATTTTTCCGCCTGCTCGGACATCTTCTTGGACTTCTCTCCGTCAGGGTTCTGTAGTTTCAAGACATCCCTTCTAATCGTATCTTCCGATAAGAAAGGAGCGGCGGCGGCGGCTATCGAATAGTTCGCTATGTCCTGGTCTGGGGACTGGGAGAAATACTTGAACTTTATTGTATAATTTCCTTCTAGTCTCTGGGGTTCATACGATTTGCGATGCCCTTCTTCGCCTATCTCGGCAGTGATACCTTTCTTGATATACTGGCGGATAATCATTCGTGCCAACTGTTGATAGTAAATAGAAAGAGCTTGAAGTCTAGGGACAAAAATCTGGTCTTTTGATTCGGTTAGTTTAGTAATCGCTACTGCGGATAGAGGGAAGGAAAGATTGCCATAATCCAAACTTGATAATGAACCTCTTTGAGCACGGGCTTCCAGCATTGCCAAAAGGTTCCGTGCTGCGTTCCTCATATCGGAGGTTACAATAGGGTTGATGTCTTCCCTATTTCCTATGACTGTAACCGCACCTGGGGTTCTGGGGTCTTTTTCGGGGGGTTCTCCTCTTGCGCCCGATTCACTCTTATAGATAAGACCAGGCTCGAACGAGGTCATAGTTTGCGTCATCAAAATAGAAGAAATTTTATTCAGTTGGTTGTAAATCTCTCGGTTGACTGAATAAATGCTTTCCCCTTGATGTTCCTCGGAATTATCGTCTAAGAACAACGACCCCGAAGGGACTTTGACGTATATACAGGGGACTTCTCCATAGTCGTGTGATTTTCTCTTGACTTGTTTCCCGCCGACTAGAACCGCATTTTCTTTTTTGCTCCATAAATCGTTGACCCTATCGCTGGTTCCGTATAAATTCAGACCATATTCCTGGTTTATATCCGAAACCCTGCGTTTCGTCTCATATCCGAGAAACTCAAGCCCTTCATCCCCGAAGTCATAAAACGTATATCTCGTATCCAACGGAAGAAGGTTAAAGTCTATCTTATTGCCATTATAAACAATAAGGTTTCTTGAACCTATACGACCTCTTAAACAGACGTGAAAGCAATTCCAGGGGTAAAGAGCCGTAAATCCTTTCTTTGTTAGAGAATCATCTATCTCCCAGAATACAGCGTTCAAGAAATCCTCTACATAGGTCGTGTCCCTATCGGTCATTCCCTTGCCTTCGACTACGGTCTGCTGATAGGCGGAACTTAAGACTGCAATGGCACGTTGACCGAACACGGCAGGGTCATTCAGAGTTACATTATGGATGCCTTTGGCTTCTTGATTATCAAGAGTCCTCATTATATAAGGTTCAAGTTGATAAAGATTCTTATCCTCATCCATCCGTTTGTATAACCGGTTCAAGTCGCTTTTATATGTTTCGTAATTAGTAAAATAATCCATAATTCACCTACATATAATACTTAACTCTGGGTCGTCCGCCCGCCTGCCCCGACTCGGAGAACAGAATCATCAAAGCATCCGCCCTATCGGGGCTTTTGAGACCTCTAAGTTTCATATCCTTCTTGGATTCTATAAACATTTTCCCGTTTTTATAATCATATTGAATCTCGGCGAGTTGTCCTTTAAGAACTTTGTCATCGGGAATTTGAATCTCTCCTGTCTCGAATCTTCTTGATAATAACCAATACTGTTCGGCTCGTAAATTCAAGAACCTTTCCGTATCTACGGCGTTGGCAGAGGGATTCCACTTCACAGCGGGGATACCCATATCTACGAGGTGAGAGATAATAGGAGCACCGATTCCTTGAGGTTCTATGTAGACCCTTAATGGAGAATCGTTCCTACACTCACGGACGATTCTACCCTCGGTGTAATTCGTATCCTGGTGAGACCACGACTTCATAGGGAAGACGTAGTTTCCTATTCTAGTAGCATAGACCGTCTCATCTCCACCCTCAAGAGAGATGTCCACAGATGCTACTTTTGACCCTTCGTGTGCGATTTCACGCCTGGTGGCGTTCTCTATATCGGAGATTCGGAATAAATTCCGTTCGCCCGCTTCGGGGAATTCACCGAGAACATAAATTTTAAATAATGAGGAACTCTCTCCCCATTCAATGAAACGTTCCCATACCCATTGAGGGTTGATTAGGTTAGGGTAGGGGAGAACTCCAACTTTATCCTTCCACTTATTCTGCCGTATGTCGTCTAAAGTAATGTTGAATTTTGTGAAGTTAGGAGTATCAAAAGCCGAAATCTGGATGGATTTGTAAATCGGGCTTAAATAAGCGTCTCTGAACCCTCCAACGGATTGAGTGGGGTTGGAGATAAGTAATTGTCTAACAAACCCCGAAGAAAGAGGGTTCTCCATAGCATTGTAAATCGTATCGGGAAGACCCGAAGCCTCGTCCCCTATCACAAGAACGTAGTCATTATGAAGACCCTGGAAACGTTCAGGCTGGTCGGTGGAGATTCCAATGGCAAACCAATCTCTATTTTCCTTATCCAAGTCCTTTAAGACAAGCTGAGTCTCGGTCAACTTCGCATTGAAGGGAACTTGAGAATGGGAATAGGCTTCAGCGATTTCCTTCCAGAGAATGGATTCAACTTGACGAAACGTGGGGGCTGTTGTAATGACCGTAGAGGGGCAGTAGTTAGCAAGAAACCACAATGCTATACGTCCTGCTGTAAAAGTCTTTCCTGATGCACTACAGGACGCCACAGCAGTACGAGGGTTCTTTAAGACGGACTCGCAGATGTCTTTTTGTTTACCCCAGAGTTTACACTTAAAAATCCCCTCTATCCATTTAACGTTATCTGTAAGTGCTATCTTGTTTAAGTATTCTACTTCTTCTTGCTCTGACATAATAAAAAAGTCGAATTTTATAAATATTATAGAAGGGGATATACTAGTCTATATCCCACCGTAAGATTAAGACCCACCGATAATTAAAAGAGTGAAACCTGGCGACTTATGTCGTGGTTTAGTGCCTTCTTACCCTTTTTAGTAGGGTAAATAGGCACTTTTTGTTAGGCTAAAGCTAAATAGGGTACGCACTATGTACATTATGTGCGGTTATAGTCAATAAGCAGGCATGATATGCCCATCTGCATCCAGTTCAGGGGGTTCCTTGATATGTTCTCCGTACTCGTGCTTGACCTGGCAGTACTCACAGAAGGGGAGTACCTTTAATGATTTAACCGGCTTCTCTAAATGATACAACCCATCCTTACCCTTAACCAGCCCGGGGATATTAGGTCTAACAGTGGGTCTAACAGGGTCTAACTTGTTAGACCTGCGTTTCCTCATATATTCCCGTTGATAATCCGTCTTGGCTTTCCCCTTCAGCACTATTTAACTCCCTTATTATCTGATTATAGGGCTTGACTCCGTGAGTAATATCGGCCTGAACCTTAGCTTTACCTCGTACCTGGTCTATAACATACATACAGGCCTGCAAAGACCTTTCAGGAATAGATTGTTTGCCTCGTATGACTGCTCCCAGTATCTCTATTGAAGGTAGAAAGAGTTCATTTAGTTTCTTATTACCTTCAGTGGTTAATAGAGTTGAGGGCTTCCTCCCCATTAGCCTTTTAGTTTTAGGAATATCCCCATTCAACGGAGTTATGTCTACATTCTCTCTATTTATATTTATCTTATTTTCTATCTTGTTTAGATTTAGTCTCTCGATAGTCTCTTCTAACATCTTGCCCTCAGGAACAGCATCAAGCTGTAGAGATAATAGATTGGTTTAGTCAATGGATTGGTTTGGCTACACTACTTTGGTTGTATAGGCTTTAACTGGGAAGGATTGGGCTAATACCAAACCATAGCCTACCCTATTTTCTAGCCTAGATTTGGACTACAGCGCGTCTCTTTACGGGTCAAGCAAGGGTTTGGGGATGCAACAGGCATAGAAGGGAAATAGTTCGGTTCAACCGAAGTATTAGTTTAATGGTTGTATGAGCAACAAGCAAAGCTCGTATAATAAACAACCTCGCCATCATCCGGTATCCCGGGGCGAGGTTTAATGAGTGATAATGTTAATATCTCCTCATATATATTATACCATACACCACCTAATTTAATTTGCAGTTCGCACTAAATAGGCGTGTAGCTTTGAGTTAGGCATTAAAATATATTTATTATTGTTAATCAAATTTATTGACAAGCGTCTAGTTTGGGTGTATATTGACAGTATCTTAAAAAGAAGGAGGCGAGAAAATGGACAGCTTAAGAGTTATCAGATCGAGAAATCTATGCGAACTCACTAGGCAAGGTTTCAGTATCGATGAAGCCTTAGAACTCCAAAGGATTAGCCATTCACTACATACACTCGACGAGAATGAGTGTAATTACGGGCTAACCCATAGGCAAGAGACCCGCCAAACAAACCTAGAGAAGAAGGCTAATGAGATTGCTATATCTCATAAGCTAAACGCCTACCACCAAGGCGACCCACGAGGCTGGAGTCTCTATATCATCCATACTGGTGAAGAGGATTACACTAAAGGCATTGCAGTTTGCCCTCACTAGCTGAGCAAGCCCCTACGGGGGCTTAAAGCGCAAGGCTGGTTGCAAGCCCAGCCAATAAAGGAGGGAAGGGAAAATGGTTAGGTTAGATAGATACACAAAAGAAGAAATGGTTAAAACCGCCGAATACTGGGAAACCGAATCTAAACGAGAGGATTTAGCAAAGGGTTATAGAGCTATGGCAAAACGACAAGCTAAGGCGTGGTGGGATAATGCAAAGAATCCAGCACTATATGAGCCATATACCGAATCAGGCATAGACCAAGAGTGGCAAGACCGAATGAATCAGGAGGTTAGATTCAAATGAAAAACTATGATAATGCAAGAGATTATAAAATTGACCATACACAAGAAATAGCTAAATATCTAACATACTACTTCAAAATTGTATGGCAAAAAGCAGGATTAAATTGGACTAACGACAATGAAGCTGAAATGCAGACACTGGCAGAATACATAACAGAGTCCTGACCTTATAAGGTCTAATAAAGGAGGGAAGGGAAAATGAAATACGATAGAGCAAATCTTGAGGATACATTAAGAGTAGCTAAAATACTGGCTCTTAAATCAAATAAGCCAAAATATGTATTTGCTACAGGAGATGGCTATAAAATAGACCACCAAATACCGCCATTCTCAATTAAATATTATAGCGTCAAACCAGTATGTTGGACTTGTATGCAATTATTATTTAATAGGTAGAAAATAAGAAAAGATTGGAGGGAATATACTATGAAGACTTGGAACATAACGCCAGTAGAAGTAAAGTCCTGCGAGAATTGTGTCTGGTCTGCCCCTATCAACTGTAGAATGTGTAAAGCAGATAGAGAAGAGAATGTACTATTTCTAACCAAAGACCAGCATCGTGAATGCCATAGCTATGCTTTAACAGAACTAGCCGAGATATTAGGCACGGTATCTTTATACAAGTTACACCCAAAGAAAACTTTAATACAAAGGATATTAGGGAGGTAAATTAGATGGTTTATACTTTTGGGAAATGGATTTATACTTGTCCTGAATGTGGTGGGTATATGGGTTGGTCGGCAAACGGGAAACCATTAAAACATTGGCTTTGCCCTAACTGTCGTTTAAGAGTAGATGTAAAAGCAACGCCAGATATCTTCTCTAAAGAGGAGAGTAGAATAGATTACACTTGAGGTATGTAGGAGGGTAATATGAGAGAAATAAAATTCAAGCAACCTAATTTTACCAAAGACGGCAAATTCCAAATCTGGCATTATTGGGGGTTTTTATCAGACGGCAGATTTGACGGCATACAAACAGGAACAATGCCAATAGGAAAGGCGAGGGAAGTTAGCCAACAATACACAGGCTTAAAAGATAAGAATGGTAAAGAGATATACGAAGGGGATATAGTTAAACGGGGAGGAAAGGGTTTTCGGGAGGAACAGGTTTACGAAATAAGGTATGGTATAGGAACAGTAGATGCCTCTGACTATGAAGGGTATGCTATATTAGTAATAGGATTTTTTCTTGCTAATAAATATTATGATGATTTAATATCTAAAAAAGCTGATGGCTGGGGTGGTTATCCCGATTCACTAGCAAAACTATATAACGAACTTGAGGTCATTGGTAATATCTATGAAAATCCAGAGTTACTAAAATGAGAGACCTTTATTCGTGTAACCACTCAAGATACCCCGATGGTATCGTTCATAAGTTCGTCTGGTGTCGCTGTAATCACATTCTAGGACGTGGGATGATACGACCAGAGAAAGTTGACAATAGCGAAACTTTAGTGTATGCTATATGTCAGAACTGTAAAGATTTTCTATCGGAGAATGAAGATGTGCCCACTTAAACATTTACATGTATCGGCTTTTCCTGGTTATGACCGACAACTGTGTCCAGTATGTAGAAAGGTCTATATTCCAATTCTAAAAGAGGAGATAAAGGATGCGTATATTAAGGGATAAAACACTAGCCGAGATGACAAAGAAAGCCTGGGAGCAGGGGTTAAAGACAGGAAATGATAGCGGGTATTTGAAAGGCTATCAACAATGTATGAGAAATCAAACTCAAGTTAAAATAGAGCAACAGGTAGAGGAAATAATAAAGAAGGAGAACTTTGGTGGATAACCTAATTATACTTATCTACGATGCTGTGATGGAGTTTTCCCCTGATGAGTGCGATAGGTGCGGGGCTAAAGTCAAACCAGACATAGACTTTGACGACATAAAGAGGTGGTTATGGAAATATAAGGGTATCAATAAAGAGTTACTAATAAAATGCGGAGTGATAGGAGGATAAAATGTTATATACAACATTCAGATTAGCTAAAGATGCCAATGCCTGTATTGATTCCTATAGGAAAATGGGGCGTGAATTAGGAATTATAAAATATGGTAAGGATACTCCTATTCCCCTAACTAAAGTTCTTGAAGTCTGTAGGTTAAATGACGCACTATGGACGCTCAGATGTGCAACGGACCAACCTGCCGCCGATAAATTAGCACGGATATTCGCCTGTGATTGTGCGTGGCGAGTTTTACCGCTCTACGAAAAGCAATACCCCAATGATAAACGGATACGGGATTGTATTGAAACCACACGCCGATTTTTAATAGGCGAAGCATCCAAAGAAGAATTAGAGTCGGCGGAGTCGGCGGCGAGGTCGGCGGC